TTAAAGATTCCCATGGCTGTTATTTCCTACCGTTCTGGTGGGCATTGCCCGGAATGCCGTCGTGCATCTTGTCGTCGCCCTTCTTTGGCCCCTGCGGCGACTGGTAGGGGTTCCAGCCCTTGGGGCGGCCAAGCGGCGTGATGGCGGACAAGGGCGTCATGCCGCCGGTCATCGACTGCCCGAAGAACGTCGCCTCGCCGTAACCCGGCTGGCGGCCATACATGGCGGGGTTCATGTTCTGTGTGGCGGGACGGCCGGAACCGAAGGCCGGCTGCATCACTGCGCCAACCGGGCCGCCCGGCATGGTCATCTGGCCGACGTTGCCGGAAAGCTGGCGCAGGAGTTCGGTCGTGGAGGTCGGGGCGCGCGTTGCCCATGCCGGGGTCTGCGGGATCTGTGCGCCCTGGCCCAGCAGCTTCTTCAGGATGTCTTGCAGGCCTGGCTGCACGGGCTGCGGCGTTCCATTGCCGTCGCCGCCGCCCTGGCCATAGAGGTCCATCAGGAGTTTCAGCTTGTTCATGTCCATGTCGTCACTGGCTCCTCTTGGTGCCGCGGTTCTTCAAATCGTCGAGGAAGGTGCAGATCACATTGGCGACGTCGGTCGCGGTGGCGGTGCCGGCGTCGAGCGTGCGGGTGGCCGTGTAGTTCGATGGCGTATAGGCATCGGCCACCGCCTCGGCCTGCTCGTTTGAGGCGCGGTCGATTTCGGACATGCAGTCCTTGACCCATTGCGCGAAGCGCTCGGGGTCTTTGATCGATGGGGCCGCTCCGAAATTCACCGGCCGCATCAGCGCTGCCTCTTGGTCGCGCGGTCAGAGATTTCGATCCGGTGGAGGCCAAGGCGGAAGTCGCCGCCAAGCTCTTCCTGTTCAAGCCGGAACTTGGCCTGCCGTCCGAAATGGCGCAGGTCAACCATGGAGTCGCCCTCGCCCACGGTTTCGACCTCGCTGTCGAGCGTGTCGGTATCTTCCGGCATGTCGAGGCTGGTGAAGGTCAGCGTGAAATCGCCGGTCTGGCGCTTGTAGTCAGGGATATAGCCGTCGATGTTGAGGCCCTTGTTGCCGTTCTCGATGTCGAAAAAGGCGCTCTCGATATGCCAGGCCAGCGCTTCGCCATCGGCGTCGACACCGCTCTCATGTTCGAAGATCGTGCCGTTCTCGTCGACGGCGAGGATGGTGTTCTTGCCGACAAGGGTCATGATGCCATAGGCGTTGCGCTGCAGGCTTCCCGTGACCCATGACCAGTCGTCGAGCGACACCATGACATAGCGGTCGGGCTCGGTCTGGCCGGTCGAGGGATAGTGCCACCAGATTTCGCGGAAATCGGGGTTGAAGTAGCAGGCGACCTTGAACCGCTGTTCCTCGTCGAGGCCGTCGAAAATCGGCTGGATTTCCGAGGCGCGCGGCATTTCCTGCAGCGAGCCGTTGTACATCATGAAGGTTCTGGCGCTCATCCAGTAGGCGACGCCATCGACCACGGCAAAGGCGCCGGGGCCGATCAGCCCGCATTGCAGGCCCACGTTGCGGGTCGAATAGACGAAGTTCGAGCCGATGTACTGCATCAGGTAGATGGCGGTATCGGTCCACAGGATATTCACCTGCTGGCCCATCCGCGCGCCCGCCACGAGGCGCGATCCTTCCTGCAGGGTGCGAATGTTGGCGCTGTTCGAGGGACCCGGAGCCCATACGGTGATGTCGTCGTCGTCGGACCAGCGCATTTCCATGAAATTGCCATTGGTCCCCAGACAGACCACCATGCGCTCGGAGGTCACGAACATGAAAAGCGCCGTGTCGGGGGCGTTGGTCACGGCTTCGGCGCGGTCGGCCGTGTCGATCTGCCACTGGTACAGCGTGCCGTTGGACGGCAGCGCCAGCAGATACTGTCCGTAGCGGTCGAGCGACCACATGCGCGGCAGCTGCGTGAAGGTCACGGAGGCGCGCGGCGTGCCCCATGTGCCGGTGCCCCATGTGCCGAGGCCCCAGCCGCCGCCCATGGCGATCGACACGTTGCCCGCCTCGATTTCGTAGGAGAAGGCCACCGATGCGCCGCCGCCCGGCCCTGCGGTCGAGGTTGCCGCGGTCGAGTGGACGATTTCGAAGTTGTCGGCGTCGATGACGGCCGTCACCTGGTACTCGCCGTCGACGGTGATCCCGCCCACGGCGGAAGCGCCGGAATAGTTCACATACTGATCGATGGCGACGCCGTGCGCGACATGCCCGACATTCACGGTCGCGCTGCCGTTGGTTGTCGAAAACGGGTTGGCAATGGTGCCGGTCGACTCGAAGGGCGTGATGTTGGTGCGCGTCCGGTCCTGATCGAAGACCCACAGGCGCGAGGACGTCCCGAAGGCGTACCAGGTGTTGAAATTGAAATCCTGCCAGCACGTCGATGAGCGGCAGACCGGCGTCAGTTCGTCCCCGTCCTCGTTCCACTGCACCCAGCCGCCGATCTTCTCGGGCATGCCGTCGACAAAGCGGACATGGTCGCAGGAGACATAGCGTCCCTGCGCCTGGTACTCGGTCATGTTGAGGTTGATGCCCGGCTGCAGCGTCACGGGAACCTTGCGGCTGGGCATGTTACGGACACCGCCACGCCTTGAGACGGGAATAGACCTCCGTGCCGAAGGAGCCGGCGCGGCCCAAGCCCTGGCTGGCCTTGGTGGACGTGCAGCGGTGGCGGATTTCGAGGTCGCTGTTGGCGGCCAGCGTCACGAAGGCGGAGCCGCGCGAGGTCGTCGTCACGGTGGTTCCGTTGTTCGAATATTCCGACGAGCCGCGGGCCAGTTCGGCGGTGCCAGTCACATTGTAGAGGATGGCCTGATGGGCATCGACGCCGAAGGCCGGGGCTTCGAACTCGATGTACCAGTTGCCGCGCGGCAGCGTCACCTTGCTGGAAGCCAGCGAGGCGATAGAGGCCGCGTTGCGGACCAGCGTGTTGAGGTCGCGGGTGCGGTCGGCGCCATTGGTGAAGGTGCCGCCATCGGTCCCGGAAGCCTTCTGGTCCTCGACGATGACATCGGGAGCGCGGGAATTGCCGGGCGAGGTCTGAATATCGATGATGCGGACGACGCCCGAGCCATCCGACTTGCAGGTCACAAGCATGCCGGCATGGCCCTGCAGGTCGGCCCCGGTGGGGCTCAGGACATTGGCGTTGTTCTGCAGCACGGCGTTGGCGGTGACACGAAGCGTAAATTCCCGGCCCGCCGCGTCATCGGTGATCGAAATGGCGGTGACGGTCGTATTGCCGGTGAGCGCGAAATGGCGCCCGTCGCCAATGGTGATCGTGGCGGCCGAAGCGATGTTCGATCCCTCGCTGCTGATGGCGGCGAGTCCCTCGGGCGTCACGGCGATGTCGTCGGCGGTCCCGGTCTTGGTTTCGGCCACGGTGGCAAGCCGCACCGCGCCCGCGGCAGTGGTCGATGCGGCATTGGCTGGGGTCAGCAATTCCCACGTGGTCGATGACCTGTCGTAGCAGAGCAGCAACTTCTGTCCGGTGCGGGCGATGTCACCCACGGCGATGGCCTGGCCGCCGTCCTTCTTGATCGTGTAGGGGCCAAGGCCATCGGGCGAGAACGTCGGATTGGTGGCGGTATTGGCGTTCTTGGCCTCGACCACGACGAGGAACCCATCGATCAGTTCGTCGCTGGTGAGCGGCGGCTCGAAGGTTGCGGTGATCGCATCGGCGGAACCCGTCGCCTGGGCGGCGGGAGTGGCAAGGCGGCGCAGATGCTCGACGTTGGTCCCGTCGCAGTAGAGGTCGACCGTCTGGCCGCGCGGCAGGGTTTTGCCGGTGCCAGCCAGCGTCTTGACGGTGATGGTGTAATTGCCGGAGGTCGTGTTGAGAAACCGCCAGTTCTTGTTGGCGGTGCGGACCTGGATCGTCGCATTGGACGACAGCGCGCCGGTGATGACGATGATCGGATAGCGGTTCTGGCTGGACGTCAGAACAGTGGTGCCGCCCGTCGTGGCAAGCGACAGCGACCGCGCAATGGCCAGTTCGAGGATCTGGTAATTCGCGTCGGCCACATCGCCCCACGAATTGTTGTTGGAGCCGTTGGCCTGATCTTCGATTTCGAGATAGGGGGTCGTGCTCATCGGTCGTCACTGTCCCAGAACATATTGGTGGTGAGCGCCTGGTTCAGAAAGTCGAACTCGGCATTGGCGCGCTCGATGAAGCCGATGGCCTCGGCGCGCTTGGCGCTGGCCTTCTGGTCGTCGTCCCGGTCTTCCCAGGCATAGGCCTTGCACATGGCCTCAAGGACATGGGGGTAGCGGACGGTGAGGAAGTTCGTCTCGTTGCTGGCGGAGAGGTAGGCGGGCTTGGCGACGTACCAGAGGCGGTAGGGGTAATCCTGATCGGCCATGCAGTCGAAATAGAACTTGGTGCCGTCGAACGTGGCGCGGACAGGCGTGCCTGGAAACAGGCTATTGTCCTCGTCCTCGCCCAGCATGCGCTCGAACTGCTGCTGGTCGAAGAAGGGGATGCGGCCGCGATAAGAGCCGCGGCGGAACAGGGCCAGAGGTTCGAGCATGCCATCCGGCATGGTGATTTCGCTGGCGTCGAGCGGGATGGTGCCATCGCTGCGGGTCAGCATTTCGCGCACACGCAGGAGCGAATAGATGGCGTCCTGCGCGCGCTCGATAATGGTTGCGGACGGAACCTTGGAGTGCCGCACGAAATACTTGATCGAGCCCTCGGTGTCCTTGTCGGCCATCAGGGTGGTGTAGTTCGTGGGCATGGCGAGGGTCCGGTGTTAGCCGTTGAGGCCCAGGAGGATGGCCTTGGCCTCTTCTTTGTCCTTGGGGCGCTGGCCATTGGCCTTGGCGGCGACGGCGGCCTGCACCTGCGGCCACGGGTACTTGACGTCGCCCGCCATCCAGGCGTCGAGGTCGAGCGTTCCGTCAGCACCTTCCGTCTGGCCCTCGTCGCTGGAATCTCCGGCGGGAGGCAAAGCGCCATCAGAAGCCGCGGGTGCGGCTGCGGGCTCGTCGTCGATCGGCAGCACCTTGCGGGTGTCGAAATTGATCGGCTGAAAGGCGGCGTTGTAGATCGTGCCATTCTGTTCGTATCCCTCAAAGCCACCGCCGTTGACGGTGCCGTAGGGCTTGTTGGGGTTGAAGGCCTTGGCCACTGGTATCTCCTTTGGCTCTTGCGAAACGAAAGAGGCCGGCTGCGCGCGGCAACCGGCCCCGGATCAAAAACCCGCAATGGCGCGGGTTAGCTACCCTTCTGGTTGGCGGACGTGCCGTTCAGCGAGTGGCTCAGGTTGTCGATGCCGCCCTTGAAGGAGGGCACGCGCTCCTGGCTGGCCGAGCCGGTGACGTCCGAATCGTCCTTGCCGTAGGACGTGAGGAAGGTGGTACCGCCGCTCTTTTCACGGACGACGCCATGGTTTTTCTTGGAAAGTTCCATATCAAGGTTTCCTTATGTTGAGGGTCTGCCGTGCCGGGTCAGTAGCGGCGCGGATAGTTGGCGTCGCGGCTCAGACCGCGGCGCTCCTTGCTGCTGAAAGGCTCCGTCGACGCGGCGTCGAGGGTCGTGTAGCCGCGTTCGAGAAGCTGCCTCGCGCCATGCGAGGGCTGGTAGTCGCGGCCGGTCTTGTCCGGCTCGCCGTTGCGGTCGACCTCGACTTTGAGGTCGCCATTGCCGAGGTCACGCATGGCCTTAGAACCAGACGATCATCACGCGGGAGCGGCCGGTGCCGGCGGGGCTGCCGCCGACGCCCGCCACGCGGCTGATGAAGAACTCCGTATCCGCCGGGATATAAGCGGTCCTGAGTTTCACGTGGCCGGTGAAGTCTTCGTAGACCGGCGTGTCGTCGGTCACGGCATTGCCGCCGACCTGGGTCGCGCGGCGAGAGCCCTGGGCCGAGGTATAGCCGGTGCCCACGGCGGTGCCGAGGCGGAAACGGCCATAGGAGGCGTCAGCCGAGGCGGTGCCGACACAGATTTCCGGCACGGTGGTGGTGCCCACCATGTCGGCGGTGATGTCGACGTCAATGTCGATCACGTGGCCTTTCTTGCCCTTCGGCCCGAAGTAGCGCTGGCTTTCCGTGGTTGCACCGAAAGCCGACGAGGGCTGAATATACGTCTCGACCATGGGGCCGTCGTAACTCTGCGAATACATGAAAGTGTCCTTTCGATTGAGGGATGGAACGAGGAAACAGCGCCGTTAGGCGGCGCTGTCCCACATGACGATGCGGGCGTTGGTCGTATCGGTGTGGATGATCCCGAAGCCGCCCAGCGCGTACCAGCCGATGCCCTTGGAGCGGCCGTAGTCGCCGGGGATCTTGGCGCGGATTTCCTCGGGGATGACAATCGCCTCGGTGCAGGTGTCGGCGCCGAAGAAGAACGCCCAGGATGACTTGGCGTTGTTCCACGCGTCGGCAGTGTTTTCCCACGGGTCGAAGGTCGTCGAGTCGTTGGCGCCGCCCTTGGGGAGGTTGTTCTGCTCGATGAAGCGGAAGTCCTCGTACCGGCCGATTTCGCCGAAGCGGATCATCTGCAGGCCTTCGGCGGTATACTTGTGGATGTCCTCCAGGGAGTTCTTGAAGGTGCGCCACGAAGTGCGGTGCGAGATGGCGTAGTAGGAGTCACCATCGAAGGGCGGAATGTTGCGCTCCGACATGGTATCGCCGATGGCCTTCACGTGCCCGGTGCCGAGTTCGACGTCGTTGGTGGTCGCGGTGGCCGAGTTGGTGGAGAGGGTGACGGCGGTGGTCGAAGTGCCGGAGGTCGGGGCGACGCGCAGCGGGGTGTTCTTGAACTGCAGGAATGCCTCGATGTCGAACGCCTTGCGGGCGTCGTGCTTCAGGGCCTTGTCGATGACGCCCTGGATCTTGTGCTGGGCGAGCGCTTCCAGCTTGCCGGTGTAGGGGATGGAATTGCCCCACTCGTTAAGCGTCAGCGAACCCTGACTGACGGACACGTTGGTTTCCGGCATCGGCACGTTTTCCGCGAGGCGGCGGCCCTGACGGGCGACGTTGCCGACCTTGTCCCAGGTGAACAGATCACCTTTGCCCAACTGCTTCTGGATGCCGTCTTCGGCATCGCAGAACTGGCGGAACTTGCAGAGGGGCTGCACCTGCTGGCGCAGATAGGTCGAAAGTTCGTCGCTGTAGAGATAGCCACCATCGGCCGCGACGGCCCATGACTGAACAGGCATCGTTGTATTCCTTCTGAATTTTCAGTGGTTTAGGAGTGAGCGCCTAGCGCTTCTGCGAGGGCAGACCGCGGGCGGCGCGGATTTGGTCGAACCCGGCCTGGCGCGAGGCTTCCTGAGAGCGCGGCTGCGGCTGGGCAGACGCGGCCTGCGGAGACATGCGGCGCGCGAGGGGCTGGGATTGCAGCATTTCCTTCCGCTGTTCACGGGTGGCCGGGCTGGTGTGCGCCGGAACGCCGGGCTGGCGGTTGGTCTGCTGCTGGGCGGGAGCGCCGCCGCGCCACTGAACCGCCTGCTGGTGTGCAGAGGTCAGAAGCTTGTCGACGGAGCGGACGCCGGTGAAGCGTTGGGCGCGGGCATACTTGTGCAGTTCCGCGAGCCCGTTGGGCCTGGTCAGGGCGTTCTTCACCTGATCGACGGTGTAACCGGCGGCGTGAAGATCCCTGAGTTGTTCCTGCTCGATGAACGAGGCCGTCACCGTCTGGAACAGTTGGTCGGTCACAAGGTCAGGGTTTGCCTGAGCGAAGGACTCGACCGCTTCGCGCGCCTTCTGGTCTTCGAGGACAGAGAGGACGCGCGTCGTATCATCCAGACCGGATTCGCGGCGGCTTGCGGAGTCCGCAAGTTGCTGCAGCGCCGCGATGGCTTCATCGGGGCTACCCATCTGGATTTTCTCGACAAGTTCGGCTGCGTTCTCCGGAAGCTGACGGCTGGTGTGCGCGTTGCTTCTGTCGGAGAATGCCTCCTGTCGAAATTCGGTCTGAGCGGGCGGCTGTTGCTGCTGCTGATAGCTGCGCGCCTGATCGAGGATAGCTTTTGCCTGGGCCAACCGCGCGTCGGCGGCGGCCTGGGTCTGGTAGGAGCGGATCGTGTCGGATACCGGGACCAGCATTTCGCGGCCGTCGACGATGACCGGAACCATTTCGGCCAGACGCTCCGGGGCGATGCCGTTGAGCGGCGGGCGCACATCGGCGGCCGGGCGCTGCTGGGCAGGCTGCTCAGGCTGGCCAGCAAGGTTGCGCAGGTTCTCCATGCGCTTGTCGTGGGCCTCACGCATGAGCGGGCTCATCGTCGAGGTATCGGCATCGACGCCGAACAGCAGGTCCGGGTCGTTCATGTCGCCGGAGAATGCCTGCGTCTCGGCTTTGCGCTTGGCGCTGGCGCTGGCGTAGATCGCGGCGCGGCGGTCATCCGGCGCAAACCGCATTTCGATCTTTTCAGGCGCTTCGTCCTGTTGAGCCGCGGGGGTTGCCTGCGCGGGGGCGATGATTTCGCCGGCGCCGTCGTCGATCGTGACGGCATCGGCCGGAATGTCGGCCGGCGGGGGATTATTGGGCGTCGTCGGCTGGTTTTGCTCGACCGGGACCATAGATCGTATCCTTCAGTTCTTCAACGGCGGCCTCCTCCTCCTCGACCTCGTCGGGGGATGATTCCTGAACCTCGGCGTCACCGATTTCGTCCGCGATAAAGATCGCCAGATCGAGATAGCGGCGGGCCTCGGCCTGCAGGCTTCTGGCCTGCGTGATGCCTTCTGTGGTGTTCAGATCGGCATGGAGGAGCGAGTGAGTGGCGTCGAGGAAAGCCGCGCGCGCCTTGGCCATCATGCGGACAAGCGGCGAGCCCGCGTCCCTGAGCATGGCTTCGATGTGTTCGCCGGCTTCGCGCTGAAACAGGAGCGAGTCGGAGTGTTCGAGGTTCGCTGGTCGCGCCTCGACGGCCCAATATCTGGTGGTCATTTTGCTGGCTGAGAGGTCAGATGTACTCGGTGGCGTCGACGTACCAAGAGAAGGTCATCGCGGCGGTGCAGTTGACAGGCGTCTTGACGACGAAGTTGGTTCCGGTGATCAAGGTCACGTACCAGGGACCGCAGGCGTTCGTGGGATCGGAAGTCGGGATGATTCTGATTTGGCCCGCGTTCGGCGTGCGCGGCAGGCCGTGGGCAATGTTGCCGCTCGTCAGCGCCCCGGCATTGATCTGGCCGGTGCCACGGTTTTCCGTAACCCAGCCCTTGAGGTTGCGCGCCCGGCAGAATTGGCCGGACGGATAGCCGAACAGGATGGTTGCCGTGCATTCCGACACGTCGCCGTTTTCAACCAG